CACGTGTGCTTTTTGATATAGCGCCCGTTTCGGGGTCATTAAACACACCCATTTGCAATAATGTTATTACCATTGATTTACGCTGTGCAGAACTTTGAGCAAGCTCATTTTCTGTATCGAATATTACGTCGTCTGACGTTAAGTCGCTGGCTTGCCAGTATATCACATTTACCTCGTTTGATTCGCCTACTACTTTTGCTATACGTGGGCCTACTGCAAATTGTTTATATAGTCTCAACCAGTGCTTGGCTACCTTTTGAATAGCCAGCCTCAAGTTTTCTGCTGTCAAGGATAATCTTGTATCGTCTTGCTCTCGTAATATTTCCAGTGCAACACCTGATCCAACATCAGCAGGTGCATCAGAAGCACGGGATAATTCGGATACACCGGATATAAGTATAAATTCGTTTAGTAAACGGTTTTCTTCTTCAGAAAATGCAGGTACGGATTGTGGTCCGTCTAAAAATTTACCAGGCTGTGCACCCTGTTTTCGTACAAGTATTTTACCCGGCGGCAAGCCTTCTTCCTCTAAATCTTCCATATCATAAGCCCCTTCTTCACAGTCAAAAATGCCTATTGCCACTCTGTTTAAGAATTCTTTTTTACGATTGCGTACTGCGTTATATGCACGTTGAACAGGAATACAACGTTCAATAACTGTAGTACCCCAAAAGCATCCGGGGCGTTCTATGCATACCTGTTTTGCGAAAGGGAAATCACGTTTTCCATCCTCACCGTTTCTGTACGGCAATGCACCATAATACAGCAGTTCGTCACCAGCCACAATAATTAATCGTCCTTCCGGATATTGTTTTGAAGGACGTTCATAATATTCCATGACAAGTTCTTGATCCTTTTTTGTAGTAGTAGTTATTCTCGGTATCGTTGCATTATAACCTAAACCACCTAACCCTATAGTAGCCATGTCCATTGAAAAAACGTCTAATTCCCTGCCTTCTAATCGTACTCCCCATATCATTTCAATATCTTCAACGTGCATTGGATATGCATGAATAAATGATTTACATTTGTCTAAATCGTCATTATAACTGCTGTCGGGGAAACATTCAAAAGCCGGTATAACTATATTTACAACGTCACCCTCATATACAGGTTCACCGCAGACATATCCTACAAGCTGCCCAGCATTCGGGTCCCAAACTTCTTTGTAAAAAACTGTACCGCATACTTCGCTCCATGCATTTGCTGTGTTAATCTCCTGCTGCATACCAAGTTTGTTATATATATTTTTAACTACAGCAGTGCCTACTTTAGCAGAAGCTATATCGTCAATTTCGCTGCTTGCCGGTCTTACTAACATTGTAGGTCTTATTAATCCTAACTTTGATAGCCTGGTTTCTACAATTGGCGCAATATGGTTATATACTTCCCGTTCTTGATACCAGTATACTTTATCTATTTCTTGTATCGTTTGTGTTACTGGGTCAATATCGCAATACTGGTTACCTACTAGAAAATTCATGTTTAAACGCCATTGCAGTTCAAATGGATAACGTTCCTCTTTCCTGCGTTCAAATTCATTTTTAACATAATTTACTATATCATCTTGATACTTTTGTATTGGTATTTCTTCGTCTTTATATTCCTTTTTTGGGGGTCTGAAAAAGCCTGTTATAATTTGTTTCTCATTCATACCTTATCCCCCCTGTTTTCCATTTTCTTTTTAATCATATTTTTAATCGGTTTCGGAGGATCGCCTCTAGATTTGTATTCTGTATAATCTTTAGCCATAATACGGTTGTATAAATCTTTTCTTTCAACATAATGCAGATATTCTTTTATGCCAAGATAAATGCCTAAAAGTATGATAAGATAAATCATACGATTACACGCTCCAGTTCGGATATTAGTTCTTTACGTGAAAGCCTTGTGTAACCACGTATACCCTTTTCTTTGGCTAAATTACGCAGTTCAAACATTGTTTTTTTAGATAAAACTTCTTCTTTTGAGGATTCCTGAATTGGTTTCTTTTCAATGGTCGTTATCTCTTTCTTGAAAGGTGCATTTTCCACAATATCACGCAAACAATCTTCGCAAATAATAAAATATGTTGACGGTGGTTCGCCTGGTATGCCTATAGCATATTTGGCTTGATTGCTGCAGCCGTAAATATCACACATGGACAAATATTTATAAGGCATAATCTTAACCATAATTACTTCCTCCTTTTGAAAAACTCTACCTGCATTAGCCGTTCTTTGGCTTCTTTAACCGTTTTATATGGCCCGCCAAGGTTCTTACCTTCCTTTGATACCACATAGTACCCATCTTTACGTTTTACTATCATAAAACAACCTCCTATAAAATCCTTCTAGGTCTATTAAGCCCTTTAGCCTTACGCTCTTTGTACCGTCTTAACTTCGACATTGGTTTCTTTGGTGCAACAGAACGTTTGGCATGATAGGCTATTAAACCATAGCCGAATGAATCATACTGGTTGTCAATGTCACAATCCGCTACCATTTCAGGGTCTTTTTCATCTACAAGTAAACTGGGTAAAGTATCAATTAAATGCCTGCATGTGCTGAAAATTTTAACTTTCGTATGATAACATTTAAGGTTTTCGTCCCATACAGGCTTTAAATATTCATGTACGGTTGCTTTTCTTAACCGTCTATCAGTAACCGCTTTTATAAACCCGGTAAAATCAATTCCACCTTCCCTGTAATAATCAATTAAACTTTTACCGCTCTGGTCTCTATGGTGTGTATTCCATGCGTCTAATCCAGCCACTATATAATCAATCTTTTCAATGTTTTCTACGGGTTGGCCATTTTCAAGTTCTGTATAGGTGGATAATTGTTTTACCATTTTCCCTTGATCCGTATAATATACTTTTTCTTCGTCTCTTGTTCTTGAATATTCTCTATATACGTATACCTGCCCGTCCTCGTCTACTGCAAACCAGTACCATGCAAATGGATCAGAATAACCATTATCAACTGCCATCCATCTACGCCAGTGTTTGGGTATTTCAAACGGTTCAATAACATGGATTTCTCTTGAAAATTCAGGAAACGCGGCATCTTCACCAGCACTGAAAGCTTCTTCCGGTGTAGCCGGATATTCCTGCATAGTTTTTGTTTTGCCCAATGTTGCAAGTGTTCTTTGATACCATGCGTCATCACGTCTAGGATCAGCTTTCCATGATAAGAAAATCCGATGGAACAAATACTGTTCAGCGTTATTCCATATATCATGAAACAATGTTTGCCGTTTCGCTGTAGATAAACCAATAACCTGTCCACCTGTAGGACGGTTTACTGTCGGATACGCTGAAGTGAATATTTCATCTGCCCATGGGTGAAACGCCCATTCATCAAGTATAATCAAATTAGCTGTCCATGAACGTCCTGTGCTCGGCGTTGATGCCATTACACGAAAACGTGAAGGTTCACCATCTTTACGATAAATAGTTATTTCATGGGCTGTAGTTCGCCATTTTATGTTTCTTACCATCCATTTAGGCAGATTTTCTAACATAAAATTAACACGGGTTACCAATTCCATTGCATCATCGTCACGTTGTGATAACCCTATTACTGTGTATCCAGGTTTAAAAAGTAGGCCATGAGTTGCTTTCCCTAATACTAGCCATGTTATGCCTAACTGTCTGGCTTTTAAAATAATGTTTAGCTTGTGTTCTTCCATTTCACGCAAGGCACGTTTTTGATCTTCCCATAACCTAAAACGTGTTTTTCCATCCGGCGTATCTGGATCACGTATCCAGCAGTAAGTATCTATAAAATATTCAATATTGTTTGCGCAATACTTTTGTTCATCCTCTATTGCTACCAGTAATTCTAAATCTGTCATGCTTTTTCACTCCACTTTGAATAAAATTTTGGGATAGAGTAGCAGGAGGAGGACTACTCTATCCCATTATAATAGCCTTAAGGCTATGGAAATGGCTTTTGAGATGTCCAATTGGACGGTTCGTAAAGAACATTGTTTTTATTTCTCTTTCACTAAATGCTCAATGCCTTTTATCAGTTCTTTATCATAAAATACAATATCTAAACGCTTTAAAATAGCTTTTATATCGTCTATTGTTTGAATTTTTTCAGCTCCTTAAAATTTGATTTTTGGGATTTTGGTTTTGGATTGATTTTTTAAAACGATAAGAATTATTAACACACCCGAAGCCGGGAGGCTCCACACCCGGGCCCA